CCAGGCCAAGGACATGCAGAAGCTGAGCCAGTCGGTGGCGCAGGAGATGATCAAGCCGGGCCGCGACGCCTTCCAGAAGGCCGGCAAGAACGTCTGATGCCGTTGTCCGGCGGCGGGCGGCTCCGGTACGGGGCCTCCGCCTGACCGACCCGTCGCCTTACGGCGGGTGCGAGACGGCTTCCGGGCGGGAGAGACTGCTCGGCGTCCAGGGCTTCGCCCGGACGCCCGGCAGACTCTGGCGTTCCCCGGAGGCCTGCGGCTGGTTCGCCGCGTCGCCCGGATCATCGGCACGGACGGGCTTGCGTGCGGCGGCGAAAGATTTTATCTCGTCGGTTCGCGGACGACAGTCCGCCATGCGGTTGTAGCTCAGTTGGTTAGAGCGTCGGATTGTGGCTCCGGAGGTCGGTGGTTCGAACCCACCCAACCGTACCATTCAAAAGCCCAGCAGTATCAATATTTTAAAGAGGCCGCTCGGCGTAGCCTTGGCGGTCTTGTGTCGCGTTCATGTTGCGCGTGAGTTCCCTTGATTTCTGCGGGTTTCCCGTCACACTCCGCAACTCCACGCGACATGAACGCGACATGATTCGGAGGCCTCCATGACAGAATTCAAACCAGGGGAAATCGGGCTGGCGGCCAACATAACGATATCTCACTTGCTACAAACTCTTAGTGCAAAAGGTGTGTTATCAAAGGAAGAATGCCTCGATGTCTTGAAGAGCGCTTATAAAGAACTGGACAGCTCCGAAGGAGATATGGCTAAAGGCGCGGCGGTTTTCTTGCGCGGAATGTACAGTGACCAGCCGCAGTAATAATTATCCATGATCTCCCGCTAAGCTGCCTCGAATGTCACGCGGGCGCCGGTGATGCGGGCGCCCTCACACCGAAACATGTAGTCGAAGACCCGCGGAGATATCCGTCGGATCGTGCCGGATCGCCACCTCATCACAATAGCGCTGCACTGCGGCGAGCAGCGCTCAGCCCATGGCCGCGCCGGCGTGAACATGACCCCGCAGCATGTGCAGGCGATGGGGACTGGCGTCGCCTTGAGACGAAGTCTTTCGTACCTCGCCTTGGCCTGGCATCGTGCGGAGCAAAACCGCGTCTGGATGGTCTCGGGTGTAAAGTTGTTTCCGCACTGCTCGCAAGGCCGGACGCGATGGGAAAGGGCACGCTTCTGCTCCTCCAGCGCTCCGAGACGCACGCACCGGTTCGAACAGAAGCGGATATTCGGATCGTAGCTCTGGAAGGGCGTCTCGCAAAATGCGCAGGGCTTTGGTCGCGCCTCCGCCTTCGCGACCAGCCGGCGAGCCGAATTGCGGATGCCGCCGTCGACGACATCACTGTTGCTGCCGCGCTTCTCCAACGCCACACGCGCACACTCCGGGCTGCAAAACCTCTGGCGCCTCGCTCTTCCCTTTTCGTCGATAGGGCCGTGGCACCAGTTGCAGAAATCTGATTCGCGGGCATGGTCCGGTTGGCCCTGTGCCCAGTCAGGCCGTCGATATCCGAGTTGCTTGATGGCGGTGTCCGTCAGATAGGTCGCTTCAGCGTCCGCCCGGGTCCAGCCGTGCCCCTGCAGACAGAACGCCTGCCGCAAGCCATGTCGGACGGTGGCCTCGTTCTGGAAATGTGAGAGAGACCAATCGCGCAGCAGATCCGCCACCCGGTCGACCATCGCCTTTCGAGCACCGTGGGAGAGAATGGCGTCGATCTTCGCCTTTCGCTCTCCGCCGTATCGGTAGGCGTTCCACCCACCGTTCTTGTACCAATATCGGCGCGGCGCACTTCTCATCCGAACATCGCATCGAAAACGGCAGGGTTCATCTCCTGCCTGGATTGGATCAGCTTGCCGCTCTCAGGCGACCCGCCACTGGAGGTCCTCGCCTTCGCCAGCCAGGCATCGTCGATGGCGCGGAGGGTCGCAACATGATCAGGCCTGATCGTCAGCTTCTCGACCCGGGAAAAAGCTTCGATCTCGGCGTGGCTGATTGCCTGCGCGCCGGCCATGGTCACGATCCGCGTACCGTGGAGTGCAAGGAACCACGACCAGAGAAGGCGCCCGGCTTCCGGCACGTTCGGCTTGTCAGCCGCCGCCGCTACGCAGAGCTGGCGCCGGAGCCGGAACATGGCCGGCGTCATCAGTAGGTCGTCCACAGCCCGCCGAAGCGCGCCGGGGTGAAGGTGTCGGCCGGGAACGGCTCGGAGGCCATCGTGTCGACGGTGAGGTCGAGGACCGCGTTGCCCGCTTCGACGGAGGCGGAGGAAAGCTCGAAGACCGCGAACGTCACTTCCGGGTCGTCGGGCGCCGAGGCCAGCACGATCTCCGCCGTCACATAGGCCGGGAAGATGCTGCCCTTGAGCAGCGGCGTGACCTCCTGGCCGACGTCGTAGAGCGTCACCCGGATCGTCGGCGCCGCGTCCTCGCCCTCTTCCGGCAAAGCCACCGACATCGGCATGAACGAATAGTTCCGGCCACGGCTGACCGTGCCCCGCAACTGCTCCTCGAAGTCTAGCAGGACGGCGTTGTCGCTCGACAGGAACAGGTCGCCCTCGGGAAGATCGGGATGGACGATCTGGAGCAGCAGGACGATGGCCTCGCCCGTGTCCTCATCGAACATCGCCTTTCTGAGGTCGGCAGAGATCGTCCTCATGGCAGCCGCACCAGGTCGAGGTCGACCCGCCAGTTCAGTCCCATGGGCGCCTCTGAGGGCATCGCCTGGCCTATCTTGACGATCCACTGCCCAAGCTCACCCTGCGCCGGGAAGTAGAACGGCAGCGTGCCGCCCTTCAGCGTCTCGTCGATGAATGCCCGGAAGATCGCCAGCTGCGCGCCGGTCATCACGATCGAGCCCTTCACCGGCTCCGGCATATAGGAAAACCGGCGCCGGGACTTGCCGCCGCCGGCGTCAGTGGGCGAGCGCAGGCGACCATCTCCATAGCCACGGCTGAATCCGTCGCGCTCCATGATCTGCGGAAGGGAAGCGGGGAAGACGTTCATCGCGTAGTGATCCCGTGATGGAGGCCGCCGGCCTTGAGGTTGCGATTGGTCGGCGTTCCCGGCCGGTTAACCTCGTCACGCACCTGACCGCGGATGAAGTTCCTGATGCGGGTGTCGCCGTTGGCTTCCGTCGTCGTCTCCGGCTCACGGTCGGGCGCGCCGGGCGGCAGCATGTGGTTCTCGATCGAGATCTTCGGCGACGAGTTGACGGACACCTGCGGCGCGGACGGTGCCGCCAGCGCCTGGTTCGGCACCACTGTTCCCGATCGCCCAGGCGCGAACAGCTCCGGGCCCTTCTCGCCGACGACGTAGAACTTGCTGGCATCGACGTTGCCGCCGGATGCCCGGCCGCCGCCGAACAGGCTGCCGATCATTCCGAGCAAGCCGCCGCCGCCGCCAAGGCCGCCGCCGAGGCCGCCACTGAACATGCTGGCGATCATGTTCTGGATCGCGAGTTCGATCAGCTTCTCGGCAAGGCGATCGATCACGCTGCCGAGGATTTCGCCGGCATCCGCGCCGCTCCGCATGCCGTCGACGATCGTGCGGAGCGAGTCCTGCGCCACCGATCGCATCTCGTCCTGCGCGTCCCGGAGACGTTCGGTCGCCTGCATCTCCTCCTCGATCTGCGAAACGAGTTCTGAGATCTGCGCCCGCTGCGCGTCGGTCGCGTCGGCGCCTGCCTGGCGAAGGGCATTAGAGATGCTGCGCTCGACGTCGCTGGCGCCGATCAACGCCTGTTCCCGCTCAAGCTCGGCAATCAGTTCGGCCACCGCATCGCGCTCCTCGCGGGCGGCACGGGTGCGCTCGCCGCGCGCACCACCGCGTCCGCGCCCACCAGCGCCACCGGAGCCGCCGCCGCTTTCGAACGGCTCGTCGTTCAGCGTGCTGACGGGAGGCTGCCGAAGGGTCGGCGGCATCCGGTCGAGGGCGTCCATGCTCTCGGCTTCCATCAGCCGGCGAATCCGCTCCTCCTCACCGCGAAGCTGCCGCAGGCGCGCCTCCTGCTGCGGAATGAGCGTCCGCTCGTTCATGCCGCGCATGGCGTCCGGCAGCATCGAATCGCTGTCGGTGGCCCGCAGGTTGCGAATCTCCTCCTCCACGGCCTGCCGCTCGGCGGAGAGGTCGCGTAGGGATCCGCCGAGGGTCGCCGCTCGGGTCCTGGCGCTCTGGTTTTCGAAGTCGCGGAACTGGTCGATGAAGCTGCCCAGTGCCTCCGCCGCATCGACGATCGCGCCGCGCAGCGCCGTGCCGACCGTCTGACTGATCAGCTTGAACTTCCGGTCGATCTCGTCGGCCTTGGCGATCATGTCCTCGTCCATCACGAGGCCGAACTCGTGCGCCTCGTCGATCATGTCGCGGATGCCGTCGGCGCCGTCGTCGATCAGTTCGACGAAGCGCTCGCCCGCGGACCCGCCGAACAGTTCATCCGAAATGCGGATCTGCGAAGCGCGGTCGAGTTGCCCCAGTCGGCCGATGATCTCGACGAGGAGCGCCGACGGGTCCTTTAGCTTCTCCTTCAGTTCCTCGGCTGTGTAGCCAAGCCGGTGGAAGCTCTCGGCCGCTGGACCGGTGCCGGTCTGCAGCAGCTCGTCGGTGCGCAGGTTCAACTCCTTCAGGCCGTCGGTCAGGGCATCAATGGGGATCCGGTTCTGCGACGCGACATAGCCGAGTTCCTGAAAAGCCTGGACGGACACGCCGGCGCGCTGCGCTTCCGAGCCGATGTTCGCCACGCTCTCGGCGACGTCGCGCATCTGGCGGACGATTCCTGTCACGCCCATCGCCGCGACACCGCCGATCAGCCCGCCGGCGAATGCCTTGGACATGGCGCCGACAGAGCCGGCTATCGACGTCGTCGCCTGATTGATGCGGGTGCTGGCGCGCTGCATGTCGCGTTCCATCGCCGTCGTCGCGCCGCCGGCGTCCCGGCGCATCTTGCCGAACTCCCGCCCGGTGGTAGCGGAGGCCTTTTTCATGTTGCGCTCGAGGTCGGTGATCCGGGCCTCCACCAGGACCATCAGCCGCTCGCTGTCGGTCACGTTGCTCATCGCTCCACCTCACGCATAGGCCCAGTCCTCGAAGTTCTCGTCGGCGTCGTCGTAGGAGGATCGGTTGCTTTTGCCGGCCATCGCCCGGCCGACGGCCATGGCGGTTGCCACGGCGCCGTCGATCCGGTCGCGGCTCTTGCCCTTGTGGAGGATCCTGTTGCCGGCGCTGTCGGTGTGGACGGCAATGTTCTCGAAATTCCAGCGCAGGACCGGATGGCCGCCATGCCTGAATGCCCGACCGACAATGGCGCGCTCCAGTTCCTTCACCGCCGGCGCCATCGTGACCCAGCCCTGCCGCATCTCCACGACGGGCAGGCCTTCCTCCTGGAGTTCCGCCATCATGACGCGCGCCAGATGCGGGTCGAAGGCGATCTCGGCGACGTTGTAGGTCGCGCAGATCTCGCGGATGCAGCCCGCCACCGCCCGGAAATCGACTACGTTGCCGTCCGTCGGCGTGATATGGCCGGCTTCGGCCCAGGTCGGATAAGGCACCTGGTCGCGGTCTGCGCGCTCGTGCAGCCGGTCCTCCGGGCAGAAGAACCACGGGCGCACCTGGTAGCCGTCACCATCCCGCCAAGCAGCGACGACGCATGTCAGGTCGGCGTTGCTCGACAGGTCGACGCCGAGCCAGCACGGCTCCTGCCTGATCTCCAGATCCTCGATGTCGACTTCGCCGCGACCCTCGTCGTAGAGGCTCATCTCCACGAAGGGATCGGCTGAGTGGTCGAGCCAGATATTCAGGTTGAGCTGGCGGAACGCCTCCCGATCGCCGACACGGCGCTGCCCTTCGATGCAGAGCTGGCGAAGTCCCTCGAGGTCCGGATAACCGTGAACGAGGCCGGGGTTCGCACGGTGCCAGACGGCCTCGTCGGTCCAGTCCTCGTCCTTCTGCGTTTCGAAGAGCACGGGCAGGATGGTCGGGTCGTAGACATCGCCTCGCGCCACCTTGCGGGCGTCGTCGACGATGTCGTGGGCGATGTTCTCCTGGCCGCGTCCAGCGGTGGTCGCCACGACCAGCAGCGACCCGGGCGTCTTCACTAGGCCGGAGCGGAGCACGTCCCACAGATCGCGCTTCTTGTGGGCGTGCAGCTCGTCGGCGAGAACGAAGACGGGTGTTCGCCCGTGCTGTGTTCCAGCGTCGGCGCTGATCGCCTCGAGGAAGCTACCGGTGGACGGATAGGTCAGTCGGTTCTGATAGTCGGCCAGGCGGACCCTTGGCGCGATCTTCGGGTGCGCCAGACAGAGCCCCTTCGCCTCGTGGTAGCCGATCCGGGCCTGCTTCCGATCGGAGGCGCCGATGATGACCTCGCCGCCCGGAATGCGCTCCGGCCCGATCGTGTGGAGGAGCGCCAGCGCCGCCGCCAGGCTCGTCTTCCGGTTGCCGCGTGGAAGGAGGAGCACGACCGTCCGGACGATGCGGCTGCCGTCATCCTTGCGCGGCCCGTAGATCCGCCGCACGATCCGCTCCTGCCAGGGGTCGAGCTGGAATGCCGTCCCGCTTTTCGGGTGCCGCAGCGATCGCAGGAAACGCACAGCGCGCTCCCCGAAACCCTGAGGGTCGGCGATGGGCGAACCGTCGTAGATCCAGTCAGGATATGTTGAGCGGGTCATCTTCACCGTCGAACAGATCTCGGATCACCGGACGCGAGCGCGCCATCGGCGTAAGCCCCAGCTCCGCCGCGATCTGGCGGGCCGTGGCCATGGCCTGGTTCTGCATGCGCCAGAGCTTGGACTTGACGTTGAGGTCGTTCACCGTCGCCATTTCCGCCTCGCACTCGCGGATCCGGCCTTGGGCGACGCAGTAGTTTTCGAGGTTCGACAGGTCGATGTCGGTGAGCATCTTCCGCTCCTCGAGATACGGCTGCACCCGCTGCCATTCCTTTTGCGCAGCCAATGAAAGCCAGTCGGGCGGCGCGGGAAAGGCGCTCAAGGCACCGTTGATGACGACGAGATGCGGCTTGGTGCCCTTCACGGCTGCACCTCTTCGCAGCGCCATTCGAGCCCGTCGCGGCGACCAATCTCCTTCAGTTCCTTGATGTCGAAGATCCGGCCTTCGAAATCGACCCGGTGCGAGGTCGTCACGCCAGGCAAGAACCGGGTGCGGAAGACGATCACTGCCTCGCTCGTCTCGCCGTAGCTGCGCAGAAACTCCTCGGTGGAGAGAGTGACGATGGCCGCGCGGAAGGTGCCGGCGTCGGTCCAGCCGGCGGTCACGTTGCCGTATTGATCGGGCTCCCCCTCGACATGGGCCAGGAGCGTGATGGTGCGGTCGAGATTGCCGGCTCTCACGTCGCTACCTCGTGCACCAGCGTCTCAATCGTCACCACGCCATGCGCCGTCTCGCCGTCCGGATCGCGCAGGAAGCGGGTCGAAGAGACGCGGCTGTCCGCGAAGTGGAAACCGTCCGCCTGGGGGAACCTCGCCGCGATCGCCGAGCGGATCGCGCCGGCGATGGCCTTGACGCCGGTGAGCCCGGTCTCGCGCTTCCACAAATGCAGGGTCGAATAGACGCGGACGTTACGGCGGGCGATGTCGCCCTCATCGACCTCCTGGTCCTCGCCGAGGATGATGGATGGGTCGGGCGCCGGGCGGCTGTTTCGGTCGAGGATCGCCGAGGCCGGCACGAGCGCGGTGACGGCGTCCGTCGACACGAGCCGGTCCCGGATGGCCTTCTGGACGGCGAGCGCGGCGCTCATGACGCGCCTCGCTTCTTGATGGCGCGCCGGATCGCCGCCTTGATAGCCTTCTGCGAGCGCTTCCTGTGGAGCCTCACGGCGGGCCAGAAGAACGGCCGCGCGTTGGCGTTCCGGCTCCCGTACTCCACGAGGTGGGGATAGCGGACATCGGTGTCGCCGGCGGTCACGGCGGCCGCATTGCTCGCCACCGTCATCGAGCCGCCGGGCTGCGAATAGGCTGGGGTCTGCTGCCCGGCCGGGGTGACGGAGATCGACCGCTTGAGATCGCCAGTCTTCTCCGGAGCCAGGGCGCGCGCGGTAGCGGCGATCTGTTCGGCCTGGCGCTGCGCAGCCTTGCCGCCGGCCTCCACGACGTCCCGCGGGATCGCCAGGAGCCGGCGCTGCAGTTTCGCGAGGCCGCCATCGTCAGCCAAAGGTATAGCTCCTGTGACTGCCGATGATGTCATCATAACCGTGCGGGACGGCCTGCGCCGAGACGCCGATGAGGACGCTTTCGCGGTTTTCGTACCAGAAGGCGGCGAGCATCAGGACGGCCTGCTCGACGTCGGCGGGCGCGCCGGCGGGAAACTCCTCGGCGTCGTCCATCTTGAAGCCGAGCTGTGTCTCGGTGTGCGCCGTCGCTGCGGCGAGCAGACGCGGGAGGACGGCCGCGTCGATCGCGTCCGCCTCTCCGACCGTCATATTCAGATGCTCGCGCAGGACGTCGACGGTGAGTGCCATGCTTAGGCCGCCGCCGCCGGCACGCGGACGATGTTGCTGTCGATCTCCAGCGTGGCATTCAGCTTGGTCGCCGAATTGGCTTCGTCGAGCTGTTCGGAAGCGCTCATCACGTAGGCCACGAAATACCGGGTCGAAGGCGTACCGCCCGCCGGCGCATCGTTGAACTCGAGCTTGAACGCATAGCTCTCGCGGGTCTTCTCCGCCGCGATCACCGCGATCTGACCCGGGTCGGTGAGATCGATGTCGCAGACGACGGCCATGCTGCCGGCGTTGCGGGTGCCCTTGGCCTTGCGGGTCCGGGCGGCGCTGATCTGGTTCGACGTGATCAGTTCGCTGGTGTCGCCAGCACTGCCGAGATTGGTCGTGCCGCCGATCTCCGTCCAGGCGGGCGAGCCGGTCGTGAAGTCGGCCGCGAGAAGGTCGGTGCCGTCGAAGGCCTTGGGCGCACCGATCGACAGCTTCGACCCTGCGGTAACGAGAAGCATGCTCATAGCTGGGTCCTCTTGGGGGATCGGCGCTCTTCGCTCTGCTTGGCGCCCGAGTGGCAGGGGGTGCACAGGGGCTGCCAGTTGCGGCGGTCCCAGAACAGGCGTTGGTCACCCTTGTGCGGAGTGGTGTGGTCGACGAGGGAGGCAGCCCGGCCGCAGCGGCGGCAGGAGCCATGGACGGCGAGATACGCCTTGCTCTCACGCTCCCACTTGGCGGTGTAGCCGCGGGCTCGCGCGGTTGGCCGCGTCTTGTCGAAGCGGGCCTTGCGCTCCCGATCCATGGCCGCGACCTTGCCGCAGCGCTCACCCGAAGGATGAGCGCCGCCGCAATAGCCGCAGACACGGGGAGCGCGAAACGGCATGGTCAATCCGCCTTCTTGGCCTTGCCGACCTTGAAGCGGTGCTCGTCGCCGTCGCGGGTACGGATGACGGTCTCGCCGTCCGCCTCCGAAACGGTGACGCCGCCTTTGGTGCGGCGGAGGTCGGCCACGAAAGCGTCGACCTCCGCCTGGCTCTTCGTGCTCATCACGCCGCCGCTCCCTGAAGGACCGCGATGGCTTCCGGCATGACCGTGGCGCCGCCGACCCGGCGACGGGCGCGGATCTTGACGATGCCGTTGTCGGCGCCGGTGTAGTCGTCGCGCATGGTCTGGATGCCGATGCGGTCGACGATCTGATAGCCGGTCTGGAAATCGCCGAAGGCTGCCGGGTACGTGCCGGCCGCGAGGTCGGGCATGTCGACGGCCTCGATCACCGGGCGACCGAAGAGCAGGTTCGGAGCACCCGCCACGAGGCCCGGCTGCCAGATGAAGGCGCCGTTCGCATCCTTCAAGCCGCGGATGGTGGCGAGGGTCTTGCGGTTCAGCATCCACGAGGCCCGGCGGGCATATTCGGTCGGCAGCGCGTAGTAGAGGGCCATCAGGCCGTCCACAAGGTCGCTGCCGTCCACCGCCACCTCGATCGCCTCATAGTCAGCAGCGTCGGCGAGGAAGCCGAGGGGCTTGCCGTTGCCGTCGCCGTTGACGAAGGCGGCCGCCTCCATCTTCGCGAACTCGCGGCCGATGTGGTTGCGCAGGAACGCCTCCAGGTCGAGGAAGCTGTCCTCGAGGAGCTGCTGCGACACCGGGACGATGACGGCCTGTTCGTGGACCTTGATCGTCTGCTGATCGAAGGTCGGTTCGGAGACAGGACGCGGGCCGGTTTCCGTCACCCAGCCGGGCTGGACGTTCGACGCCAACTTGGGGATGACGACTTCCGTGGTGCCGATCGACATGATGCCGGCCACCGAACGCATCGGCGACTGTTCGCTGATCGTCTCCAGGACACGGGTCGAGAACTCCGGCGCGACGACATAGCCGCCGGCGGGATTGGACCCGAGGTTGAGGGTCTTCTTCTCGACGTCGTCGAGGGCATGGACACCGGAGCGCAGGAAGGTGGCGAGCGCCTTCTTCTCGATCGCCTCGTCCTTCTTCTCGCCGGTTTCGCCGGCGGGGCGGTTGGCCTTGGTCTCCAGCTTCTTCAGGCGCTCGTCGAGCTTCGACGTGTCGCCCTTAGTCTCGATCGCCTTGAAGCGCTCGTCGATCGTCGACTGGAGCGTTTCGAGGCTCTTGGTCACGACCTCGACGGGATCGCCGTCGCCATCGTCGCCCTTGAACTCGACAGGCGGCATCGCGAGTGCAACAGCCGACGCGGAGGCCATGAGTGCGAAATGCTTCATCGGGAGATTCCTTGCTTCAGCGCCTCGTTGGCGCGGTTGATGGCCTCGGCGAGGCCGCGGGCCGCGTCGTAGGATTTCGAGAGGGTGATCCGCGCATCGGGATGCGAGGGCTCGCGGACGATCGAGACTTCGACCAGTTCGATCGCCGAGAGGATGCGGTTGCGCCCGCGTCGGGTTGAGCCGCGATCGCGGAAGCCGATGGACAGGCCGTTGAGGCGACCCGTGAGGATCTGGCTGCGAACGCCTCGTGCCAGCATGGACTTGAGGTCGAGCCGACCTTTGACGTGCAAGCCGTCCTCACGCTCCTCGATCTTCTCCCAGAGCCCGATGAGGAGGTCGGTGTCGTGGTTGCGGAGCATCGGCAGCTCGGCCACCGGCAGGCGCAGCGCACCCTTTTTGATGATGTCGCCGGCACGGTCGGGCTTGGCGTAGGGCCAGGCGATGCCCTCGATCGTGCCGTCCTCGTCGACGGCGAGCTGCTTGGTTGTGAGGTCGAGGCGATCCATCAGACGGCCCCACGATGCGCGGCGCGGTCGGACGCGAAACCATCGACCTGCGCCTGTACCCACTGCACCCGGAGGAGCCGCAGGAGGTTGGTGGTGTTGAACGGGACCGGCTGGCCTTCCTCGACCAGTTCCCATCCGAGGACGTGACGGCCCAGCGAGTTGAGGCGGGCCTTCTCCCGGTTCTCCGCCGATACCCGACCATCGGCGTCGGCCATCTCGGCCAGCTCGTCGTAGAGGGCGATGCGAGCGCGGTTCGCCGTGTCGCTGTCCGGGCCGACGACGCGCAACTTGATCCCAGTCGGCTGCCCCGTCACTGGATCGTCAAGCTCGAACTCTCGACCACGGTCCTGGTCGGCGACGTTGTGCAGGATCTCGTCAAGCGTCATCGGTCGCCGCCGGGTCAGGAACAGGGTTCTGTGGCGCAGCGGCGCCAGCCTGGCTTGCTCCGGTGTGTGGATTGGCGAACTCTGCTCCGCCGTCTCGCGGGCCCATACCAAGCCAGTCGCGCGCCTCGTTCGGATTGATGACGCGGGATGCGATCAGGGATGAAACGGCAGTGGCGCGTGCGGTGAGATCGACGGCTGTGAAATCGTCCCGGTCGAAGCGAATGCGGTGGGTGCCGCGCTCCTCGGCGGAGAACAGCGCCCGGCGCATGGCGCCTTCCAGGGGACGCAGCCAGAATTCGAGGCCGGCAAGCCATTCCTTCTGGGCCGATTCCATGTTGCTCCAGGTCTGGCGCTCGAAATCGTAGAGGGCACCAGGAGGCACCCGAAAGTGACGGCCGATCTCGTTGATGGCGTGACGCCAGGTCTCAAGGAACTGCGCGTCGACGCTCGTCATAGTCATCTGCGCCCAGGTCGCGCCGTCCCATAAGATCGCGGTCTTGCCAGCCTTGCCGCCGCCCTCGTGGGCAGCCTTCCAGCCCTTCAGCATCCGCTTCACGCCGTCGTCGCCGAGGGCCTTGGGGCTGGTGATCACGCCGCCAGGGCGGGCCATCTGGCTGAAGAAGCTGCCGGCGTGCCGTTCCATCTTGTGCGCTACGCCGATGGCGCCGGACGCCAGCACGAGCGGGCATTTCGTGAACGGGCCGCGAAGGTGAACCACTTCGCTCGCTCCGACAAGCCGATTGCCGATCCGGTAGGATGGCTCGCTCCGGCCGTCGGTGCTGTAATCGACCGTGAAGGTTCCCTTCTCGTAGTGGATCAGCTCGACCACCTCGCCGTCGCGCTTGTTGGCGAAGGCAAGTCCTCCCTCGTTGCAGGTAAGGGCGGAGGCCACGAGGTCGCGCACCAGCGTGTAGGTATCGCTCCAGTCGTTCGGTGCGTCCTCCAGAAGGAGCGCCGTCGGATGGTCAAGGGCCGGCACCCACGCATCGCCCTCGCGGCGCTCGACGATCATTCCGAGGCTGGCGATGGAACCGGAGATAAGGGAGATGGCCGAGGCCACGGCCGGAACCTCGAGGGCCTGCGCCCCGGTGACGGCGTAGTCGGCGACGACGCCACCGCCGAAGAGCTCGAACATCCATTCGTCGGGCACGGACGTACCCGACGGGGCTTTCGTCTCGATCGGATCGGAGGATGAGAAGGGCCAGCGCATGCCCCAAAGATGCGGGAAGCGGCCCCGATCCGACGAACGGTTTGACCGGGGCGGAGGGGGTTTAAGCCGGTTTGTTCCGTTCGCTCCGCATGAATTCGAGCAGATCTTCTTCGAAACAATAAAACCGGCCGCCGATTTCGCGGATCGGCGAGCCATCGACGTTCACGAGTGTATTCCTCACGAAGTCGGGGCTGGTGCCGATCCTCCGCCCAATCGCCGGCAGCGTCCAGATGATGCGCGGCGATTTTCCGGGCGCGGAAATCGTCCGGTCAAAATTTGATGGGGTGAGTGCTGCCCTGCTCATCTCGTGTCCTCTGAATTTTCCAATTCGGAAATATCTCGCGCGTACCTACCCGCGCCGGTCCCTTGGAAGGGTCGAAAGTCCAGAACCACCCCCCGGGGGCAGCGCGCGCGCCACCGTCCGCAGCTCGTGCGCGATCTCGGATCGATCCTCGTAGAACCGGTGCGGGTCGTGCCGCGTCACCGTCAGCCGCTCCACCTGCCGCGCCAGGTCGAGGATGCGCGCGGACACGTCGCGTCCGCCACGGACAGGACGATCACTCACCTGTCCGCGCCCTAACCCTTTGACATCGCTGGCTTGATGAGTGCTTGCGGACACATGGGCGGCACGGACAGCACCTTTCGCATCCTCTTCCTCTATTTTCTTTTCCCCTCTCCCCCTGAGTAAGAAGAGGGTTTTGCTGTCCGTTGTGTCCGTTGCCCTGCATTCTCGGGGTTTGATCCGTCCGTCACGTGTCCGCGTCGTGTCCGTGTGCTGTCCGTTCCGGCGCATCAGAAGGGCTCCGAAGAGGAGGGGCCGGGAGGGTTATCGAGGTCGGGCGCAGGGACGTTGTGAAGTTGAATGTCGTAATACTTTGACCCGTTGTTACGGCGTTTGATCAGGCCGTGTGCAATTGCCTTCTGCGAGAAAGCTTTGCTGCGGTGCGGGTCGATGGCGCTTGCTTTGCACCACCTTGTGTAAGCATCGTACAGGTACGCCCCCGCCACCGTCTGGCCGGGTTCGCTCTTGACGCATTCTCGGATGAACACGCCCACATGGTCGTACTCGTCACGGTATTCTTCGACGGCCGCGCGGACGCTGGCGGGCGGTGAGAGGCCGTTTTCGAGGAACAGCAAAGCCCCGTCGATCAGCCAGTTGAGGATGCCGGAACTCTCCGCTTTGAACTCGTCGAGGATCTGGTCCATTGGCCGCCGCTGCCTTTCCGGAATGGTCACGGGCCACGGCACGAGCTGCAACCGGCGCCATATGCCCTCGGCTGCGCCGTTGATGGGCGGGCGTTCGTTGGCATAGACCTCGAGTTTGAAGAGCGGATGCAGCTCCACGATCGGCTTGTTCTTGTCGTGCACTGGCAGCGTCTCGCCGCCCGTCATGGTTTTCACCATGGCCTCGTTGATCGGCTCGTTGGACGGATACTCGTGCACCTGGACGGATCGCACCCCGATCAGGCGGACGAGGTCGGGCGACGGCTTGTTGCCCTCGCGCTGCGTGCGGCCGATCAGTGTCTCGCTGGCGACGGTGACGCCATAGCCGCCGATGACGTTCGCCAGGCCCTTCGCATAGGTTGACTTGCCGTTGGCGCCGAGGCCGTAGTGCACGACGATCGATTGATGCGACATGACGCCGAGGAGCTGCAGGCCGGCCCATCGCTGCAGGAACAGGCGCCGCTCCTGGTCGGTCTGAACCTGCTCTAGGAAGGCGCGCCATTTCGGGCACTCCGCTCCCGCCCGAAACTCCGCCTCCACGCATCGGGTCGAGAGATCGGCCGGATCGTGCCGAGCCGCAAAGTCGAATCGCCAGCCGCCCTCGCCATCGGGCAGGAAGGTGATCGTGCCATTCCGGGCAATGAAGCGATGCCGGTGCTGGTCGAGGTTGTTGACGTCGAATTGCCGCCGCGCCGCCACCTGCAGCAGCATGTTGCCCTGCCCGCGGTGATTGCCTGACTGGGTTGCGAACTTGCGCCGGGCGGCCTGCAGGCGCGCCTTCAGCTTCCTGTCCTTTGCGGCGATGTGCGCCGCCTCGTCGTGGATCTTGGCGGCTACGGCACCGGCGAGCTTGTAGGCGGTCGCCCCGTCGCCATCATATTCGTAGAACCGGCCGTTCCATGCGTACCAGCCCCGGCCATAGACCGAGATCAGATCTGTCGGGTGCCGTCGCAGGAAGCGCATGGCGTTGTCACGGTCGTTCTGCTCGAGTGTTACGTTTTCCTTCGCCAGGGCGGTATCGGATGGGAAGGCCTGCCCAGGTCGGCGAGATGGGAAGGCATCAACATGGATAAGGGTCGTGTCGCCGCGTATCTCGTGGAGGGAGCCATCATCGAACAGCAGCCCGGAGACACTTCGACCTGAGGCACCCTGACTTTCGGCGACGGCTGACACCAGTTCCGAGGCGGCGAGCACCCTTCTCACCGCCTCGAGGTTTTCATCCCTGCTCATTCGAAACGACCGATCCTGCTAGTTGGCTTTGCCGTCGCCATCGCGGGCGTTGGATGGAGCCGACCGCCGGACGCGGATCTCGTCGATGACCTCCTCGACAGGCCTCCACGGATCCATGTTGCGATGGATCACTGTGCCGCCGAGGACTTCGTTGAGGTCGACCGCGCAGTGCTCTTCCAAAGCCCGCAGCGCCGAATAGAGAAGCCGGTCGATCGCCCGCACCTGCTTGTTCTGCTCGGCAGCTTCCGGGTCGTAGCTAATGGTCTCGGCGATGATGCCGACGCGCGAAAGCGCCTCAGAAATCTGAACCGCCGCGCCTTCCAGTGACGCGGCTTCGGTGCACGTGATCATGTCGCGCAGCCCGGAATCGATGTCGTCCACGTGCCGCCTGGCCATCTCGTAGTAAGTTGCCTGAAATCCATTGGCCTCGGCGTTGTAACCATTCTCCAGCTCGCCGTAGCGGTTGCGCTGCTCGCATAACTTCACAGCGAGCACGACAACCGGACACGGGTTTGCAATACCCGTCGTGGCCGTGCTATTTGAAGCGCTGTTCATCGGGTGTTCCTTCTCGGAAATTTCTGGTGACACAGGCCCGGCGGGATGGCAGTCCCGGCCGGGCTCTTTCGTTTCTGCCAGACCGCATGGCTGGTCCTGGCCTTTCCGGATCATCCGAAGGCCCGGGCGGGTGTCGTTAGCGGCGCCGTCGATCCTCACGCCGCCACCTCATCGAAAAAGCGCTCCAGCGCTTCCCGCTTGGCTACCCACCGCTGGCCGACACGCCGCGCCGGCAGTAAGCCGGCATCGCACATGGCGTATGTCGCCCGTTCCGTTTTTCCGATCACTTTCGCGATCGCCCTGATCCCCCAAACGAGGTCGATGGGCATATCTATTTGGTCCGTCATTACCGGTAACCCTTCCGTAATATCCAGCAGATATGTATATCCAGCAGATATGATTGCCTGTCAATCGGAAATCGTATCTGCTGGATATGATCATTAGGGACATTGCGATGGGCGTGAACCGGTCAAATACGGACCAGTACCAGTTGAGGCTTCCGCCGGGCCTCCGAGAACGGATCAAGGCAGCCGCCGACACAAACAAGACCTCGATGAACACCGAGATAGTGGAGCGCCTTCTGCACAGTTTCAGAGTTGCAGGGAGGAAGCCCGGCGAAGTGGAAAATCTATCAGATGATCAAATTCTCATCTTGATGAGAAAGCTATGCTCTGAGCTTGAGCAGTGTATTACCGAGCAGCAGTTCAGAATACGCAATCACGCCGAGAAGAAAGAATAGGACTGTGAGCGTACGGAAGCGCAGCTGGAGCACGAAAGGCGTCGATAAGACGGCGTGGGTTGTCGATTATGTCGACGGCACCGGCAAGCGCCGGCTGAAGACGTTCGCTCGCAAGAAGGAAGCTGACGCCTTCTCCGCGACGGCGAGCGTCCAGGTCCGCGAGGGCACGCACGTCGCGGACAGCGCCAGCGCGACGGTAGCCCAGGCGGGCAAGCTATGGATCGCCAGCGCCAAGGCCGCGGGCCTCGAGCGGACGACGGTGATCAGCTACCAGGGCCATCTCGATCTGCACATCGTGCCATTCATCGGGCCCTCGAAGATCTCCGCCCTGGCCATCCCGATCGTGCGCGCGTTCGAGGATGATCTCCGCTCGGCCGGGCGCTCGCCGGCGATGGTCAAGAAGATCCTCGTCAGCCTCGGCTCACTTTTGGCGGATGCGCAGGAGCGAGGCCTCACGGCCCGCAACGTCGTGCGCGACATTCGCGGCCGTCGCGGTCGCGGCGAACGCCGCCAGGAGAAGCGCCACAAGGGCCGTCTCAAGGTGGGCGTGGACATTCCGACCCGGGAGGAGGTCAAGGCGCTCGTCGCCGTGCTGGAGGGCCGCTGGCGGCCGTTGCTCCTGACGGCGATCTTCACCGGCCTGCGGGCATCCGAGCTGCGCGGCCTGCGCTGGAGCGACGTCGACCTTGAGAAGCGCGAGATCCGCGTGCACCAGCGCGCCGACGCCTTCAACGAGATCGGCAGGCCGAAGTCGATCTCCGGCGAGCGCACGGTGCCGGTGTCGCCGATCGTGGTCAGCACGCTGCGGGAATGGAAGCTGGCCTACCCCAACGGCCCGCTGGGCCTCGTCTTCCCCAATGGGCAGGGCAAGGTCGAGCAGCTCAACAACATCGTGCGGCGCGGCCTACAGCCGGCCCAGGTCGCCGCCGGCGTCACCGTCGACACCGGCAAGGTCGACGAGGCGGGCAGGCCGATCCTCGCGGCCCGCTACCCCGGCCTGCACGCGTTGCGCCACTTCTACGCGTCCTGGTGCATCAACCGGAAGGAAGACGGCGGGCTTGGGCTGCCGCCAAAGGTCGTCCAGGAGCGCATGGGCCACTCGACGATCACCATGACGATGGACGTCTACGGGCACCTGTTCCCGCGCGGCGACGACGGCGCCGAAATGGCTGCGGCAGAGGCTGCGCTGCTGGCCTGACGCGACATGGACGCGACATGAAAGCCGCAAGCCCCTATGCTATAAGGACCTCTTTCGGATTGTGGCTCCGGAGGTCGGTGGTTCGAACCCACCCAACCGTACCATTAGAAATCTAAGTAGAATCAGCCTCTTAATGTTGGGGCCACTCGACCTGAGGCTGCTCTGTGTCGCTCTGATACTTCGCGTGAGTTCGCTTGACCTCTACGGGTTTCCGCTGGACCCCAGCGAATGCGTGCCACATAGTTGCGACAAAGCCGGCAACAACGCGAATGACTGCCCGGTGTATGCGGGAGACGGAGTGGCGTGAGCAATGCTGGCGGAGGCGACCAAAAAGGATGGCCTGCAATTGCGTTAAGCGCGCTCGGCTACTTCGATAAAGACGACCGACTATACCCTTTCATCATCTTGTGCGTGTTTGCGGCTATAGGTTTTGGAGCCGATCCACTCTCTACTGCGTTGGTTGGGTTGGGATGCGGCGTCGCGTGGCCCGCGCTTCGCTGGCTCAGCGTTATTTCGAAGACCTACGAGGAGCATCATAAACGATCCATTGAATGGCGTTTACGCGCGAACGAATTAGCTGAGCGACACGCAACACCAGAGGAGCTAGCCGAGGTTCGGAAATCAGTTGACGATTTTGAGCAAGGCAGGGATGATCTCAGATGATCGGCTTTTGGGCAGACCCGACTTTCGCGTGGATAGCGGGCTTTGGCCTTCTCGCAATCCTCGCTTTTAGAGCGCTGAAGAGGAAGTCGGAGCGGGAGCTGGCTTCTTATGAGGAAATGTGCGGCGACGTTGATGACGTCTTCAGATCGATCTCGCGGGTTTTGAGTGACCATCGAACGCCTGCGGGTCTTCGTCGTTCGATCCTCGTAATTTCCCAGATCATGCAGACTCGGCAGAACAGCGTGAGGTTCATTTCGTTCGAGCCAAAACTTAGTGCCGAACGATCGGCGGCTATAGACGCTGAATTTATCAGCCTTCAGCGGGACCATCCCGACCTTTACGCGGATTCGCGCAAGGCCATGCTGGGTTTGTTTGTGATGATGGCAACGAGCTATCTGGAATCGCCTCTCGCCGCCGCGGCGACTATCCATAAGGCGCTGCAAGACGACGTGATGAAGGAGATGGCTGAAAGGGTAACCAGCACACAGTCTGGCTCCGGTCTTTTCGGTGCAGATGCGATACCTGCGTAAGCGACACCTGCCAATCAGATACGCGCCCTAATCCGGAGGACGAGTTCGTCAATGTAGCCAGTGCCCGTTGAGAGCATTTGGAAAGGGATCTGCATAATCACGCCAGCCGGTCCCGCCGTTCGATTGCTCGCCTGCAAAGGCGTCCTTGATCGTCCGGTCGACCGTCTTCGCAACCTTTCCCGCGAGCGCCGTCTCGTCCAGTCCGAGCGATGGCTGGATGACGAAGCCGCCCGTGTGGATTGTCACGCCGCCATCGCTGGAACCGCCCCCGGAGCCGCCCGCAGGACGCGGCGATGATATCTGTCCGAACGCCGTACCATCTCTTTTCTTGTTCATATCCCCGCGCTGATGCTCTGGCGGCTCAGAACAGGTCGCCCTGTTCGCCGGCGCCAGGCGCCCGGCGCGCTGTTCGCGGCTTCGGTTTTGGCCTGGCGGGTGCCGGCGCGACGGTAATCGTCTCGCCTTCCCCCGTCGCCACTGCGGCGCGGCGCTCGCCTCCGAAAAACTCGACCTCGAATCCCATGCCCGGTTCCAGGCCCGCGGCGCGCACGATCGGCACGTCCCCCGGCCCCCGGATGATGGCGTAGCCGCGCTCCAGCACACGGCGCGGGTCGAGGCTGGTCGCCACCCGCCAGGCCGCGGCGAGGCGCTGCCGTCGTGCCTCGGTGCTGCGGGCTTCCGCCGCCGCCAGCCGTTCGCCGAAGGCGTCGAGCCGCAGCCGCGCGGACTCGCTGCGGGCGCGGATCACGTGCGGCTGCAGATGCGCCGCGACCCGGTCGAAGCGCTGGCGCCTCGCTGCGACGAGCCCCTGCACCGCATGCGCCGCGTGGCTCTCGTGATGGCGCAGATCCGCCCGCTTCTCGCGCAGCAGCGATTCCAGGCTCGCCGGCGACAGGCGCGACGCGATCTCGCCATAGGACCGGCGCTTGTCCCCGACCGCGACACGCAGGCACTGGCCGAGCGACGTCGTCGCCTCGTCGAGACGCCGTCGCGGCAGCGCCAGCAGCATGTCGGGCGTCGGCAACGCCCGCGCGGTGGCCGCGACCGCCTTGCGCTCCTGCTCCAGCCGCCGCGAAACCGCATTGGCATGGCGGGCGTGCAGGCCCGCGAGACTGGCGAGGAGGTCGGCCCGGACCGGCACCGCCATCTCCGCGGCGCCGGTGGGCGTCGGTGCCCGCCGGTCCGCAGCATGGTCGATCAGCGTCCAGTCCGTCTCGTGGCCGACGGCGGAGATCAGCGGGATCGCCGAAGCGGCGGCCGCGCGCACCACCGCCTCGTCGTTGAAGCCCCAGAGATCCTCCAGACTGCCGCCGCCGCGCGCGACGATGATCACGTCCGGCCGCGGGACCGGTCCGCCCGGCTCGATGGCGTTGAAGCCGGTGATGGCGGCGCTGACTTCGGCGCCCGCCGTCTCGCCCTGCACCCGGACCGGCCAGACCAGGATGTGGACGGGAAACCGGTCGGCGATGCGGTGGTGGATGTCGCGGATGACGGCGCCCGTCGGCGAGGTGACGACGCCGATGACCCGCGGCAGGAAGGGCAGGGCGCGCTTGCGCTCGGAGGCGAAGAGGCCTTCCGCCTCCAGCTTGCGCTTGCGCTCGGCGAGCAGCGCCATCAGTGCGCCGGCACCGGCCGGTTCGATCGTGTCGATGACGATCTGGTATTTCGACGAACCGGGGAAGGTGGTCAGCCGGCCGGTCGCGATCACTTCCAGCCCTTCCTCGGGCTTGAACGCCAGCTTGGCGAAGGCGGTGCGCCAGACCACCGCGTCGATGCGGGCGCGGTCGTCCTTCAGGCAGAAATAGGCGTGGCCGGAGGAGTGCGGGCCGCGATAGCCGGAGACCTCGCCTCGTACGCGCACATGGCCGAAGGCGTCCTCGACGGTGCGCTTCAGCGCGCCCGATATCTCCGAGACCGTAT